TTCACCATTAATAGTGTTAGAATTGACAGAGGTTATTACTCTGTCATTGCCAGAGTTGGTATAAGTGGAGACTGCTCCACCTCCTCCTCCGCCACCAGATGTGACAGAAGCTCCGTTAAGGGTAAGAGATCCGGTAATGTCTACTGATCCAGTGAACTGATGTAAATCAGTATCTTTATCTGTACCTGTCTGGGTGCTCCCAGGAACATTATTTGGTGAGGGCGTAAAACCTCCTCCTCCACTGCCGAATCCCATTGGGTCGTCCTCCTATTTTATTCGTCTATGCCAGAACCAGTCAAAGGAAACATTGACTGTGGCTGAATACCTGTTAGTTCTGCAAACATTTCAAAAGTAGCTGCACTACCTGGCGCTGACAGAAAAACACTCTTGCATTTAATATTCATCGTAAGAGATGAGTTTTGATCGGCTAGAGTCACATAGTGAACTCCTGCAATGGTTCTAGCTGTGTCCTTGGATTGGAAATGCACACGAATGTCGTCGTTAGCAGCGTCCTTATTAATAATTGTAATAGATCTAGTAACGGCTGGAAATTTAATTTCCACCTCTTCACCGCCAGTTATAGTACTTCCCGTCATAAAAGGGGCACCAGCAACTTGATAAGAGCCAACGCTCCCCAAGCCTGCAAATGGCCTTGTATGATATTGTGTTTGGTCAGGTGATATAGCCATGTGTTACGACCTCCTTCTTTTATATCGATCCCTAGGTTTAAGTAGTTCATCTCTGCGCTTATTCACCTTGTTGATCAATCTTTGTCTTTCTTCTTTTTGTTCCCTGCGTTTTTCGCTATCGGGTTTGAAGTATCGGCGACGGCGTTGTTCTTCAATAATACCCTCTGCCTTGACAAGCTTCCTAAAGCGACGAATCATTCGGTCGGGATCATTGTGATTATCTTCGGCTCGAACCGTAACGCAAGGGCTTAAAACTTTGTTTTTTCTTTTTCTCATTATATTTTACTTTCTTGTTGCAGATGCAACGTTTGACCAGCTTCCAAAGCCGGGAATATTCGTTATGTCAACGCCTGGGTCATTCGGGGCAACCCCAGAGAGAGCACCCTGTCCGTTACCCTCTACGATGGGACGTGTTCCCTCAAAAAGCTCAGGGTTCGAAAATTTATCTTTAACGTCCTGATATGAATTGGCGGCTATAGCATCAAGCATATGTTTCTTGGTCTCTGCTATTTTCTTAGACGGGTTAGGTCTGTTCATAGTTTGGGTTTTTGCCTCTTGCATAAGTGAACCAGCACCCAAGCCCTGGACAACTTCCGATACAATTCCTGACAAAACGCCCTCCTCAAGGATAACTTCCTTGACGCATTCTTTAATAATATTTTTGAGTTCCGATTTTTTCATCTCTTTCCTTTCCGTTTAGATTTGATGCCACGCATTATGAGAACCCTCACTTATCCAAATAAATTCTAGTGTTGTTGTACCCATAGAGTCATTTAAAGAGCCAAAGGAGCCACTTATGATTCCGGCTGGCACAATACTTACATTATTGGTTGTTGTCTTTACGACAAGACTGAGCCGCTGACCCGAACTGATTCCATTTGGAATAGCAAGACTGTGTACTTCTTGTCCCATCATCATAGTTCCGTTAATAGAGTCAGCATCCAAAAGAATAACCCCTGAGTTTGTGGAAAGTGTATTACTTGTAGCGTTGCCAAGATCCTGTGTTGTTACGCCCGTGATATAATGAAGGGACTCTGTCCTTCCATTGACATCCAGTGTTCCTGTGACGTGAATTAAATCATCAGAAGTGTTGCCAAGCTTTATCTCGCCATCGCCGAGAGCTTTAAAATAAAAATTTCCTGAACTATCTTTTGCTCCGTAACCAGCCACGGGCTAATCTCCCAGAATATCGTTTAGTGCTCTGTTAATTCGGTCTGCCTTGGTTAGGTGAGTTTTTACTTCTTGCCCTTCAGCAACTAAGAAAGCCCCTGTTGTACTTGGTTCAGATACCAAATCAAAACAAAGTAATTGAAAATCGTCTTCAACCATTGTCACTCCACCTTGTTGGCGAGTGGACCCAAGCCCACGACTAGATATGCCAAGCTGAACTCCACCCTCTACAAGTTGACGGGCGATCTGCCCTGCTGGAGTGTTCAGAATTTTCATTTTACCCATCACGTCGTCACCCTTCCACCAAACCTCAGTGATGACGTGACTAGCATTTTTAAGTTCCACTACTGATGAATCTGGGTGATCGAGTTCGCCGATGGCTCTGCCCTCTCGAACAAGTTTTGTATAGTTTTTCATCTCTCGTTCAAGTATGGGGCGAGGATAAACACGACCATTGCCGTTCTTTGCATCAGCGGCTTGAATCTTTCCGGCAACAATAAGATGGGTTCCGTTGCGATTGCCTTCACGTTCCTCTTCGGTGAGAAGATCGTCGCTGTAATCCAAATTCATAAACTCTTGAAGCACATATTTCTTAGTCATTTTAATCTCCTTTAAGTGCGGGCGCTACCCGCACGGTACAACTACCACGACAGCATCTGGCTACGGGTCTTAGTCTCCACTTTTGCGTCCACATTCCCTTTAATTCGGTGTTCATGTTGAAAGCCTCCATCTGATATGAGCATACATAACGCATATGATGTAGCCGATGAAAGCGATCCTAATAATAAAGCATTCACCAAACTGACACTAAAAGTAAATAGTTCGGTGTAGGGATTAAGCATCATTAAGAAAACACCAACCCAGAAGCCAATACACATTGGACAATGAAAGAAGTGGTGCTTTGGGCGGATAGAGTCAAAAATTTTAGCAAATGCTAGTATTTGTGTGATCCCATAAGAACACAACACAAAATAGATTAACGACATTAGTAGTAGTAGCCGTATCCCGCAAATGTGTAGGTTGGGTCTGCTGCGTTTGCTCGACCTTCTGGTGTATCTTGGTAAGGAGGAATTTCCCCATACGCTGTCGAATCCTTTGCGTTTGGATCCGTAAATCTATCTTCAATATTTTCATCATATTCGTGAGCCACCTGCTCCGAATTTTGTATCCTCTTCAGATACTCACTGATGCGAAAGAGGACCGCCTGTAATGTATCCACATCGCCTTCTGCTGGATAAGCAGTCTCTACCATCCCAAAAACAGCACCCCCACGAGGGGCAGCGGCATCAGTTACTCCACCCTTAAAAAGATCATACATTAAATCTTTTTGATAATCGTAAACATCTTTTTCAACATTTGGTTTGGGCATCGTAACAATCTTGTTTTCTTTTGGACTAATAAGTATGTCCAAATACTCGTGATCATTTATTAGAAGATTACCGTCAAGAGTTTTCTTGACCTGAAGGGCTATAGAAGCCTGGACTGGTTTTGACTCTTCCTTAACGGCGTCACCGATTTTAATCGTTATTGGCATCGTCTTCGTATTCTCTTACTAGTTTTTGGAGTTTCAAGATTTTTAATATCTGTTGTTCCCCTAGATTTGCTACATTAAACTCAGAAAGTTGTTGTAGGACCTGTTTAGTATTTTCGATCATTTCATCATCTTCTTTTACTTCGTCAAGATCCAATGAACTTTGGACACTCTCTTGTATTCTTTTAAGTTCAGTTCCCGCAAAAAGTTTAAAGTCTGCTTCGTTCTCATTAAATGAGATAATATAACGATTGAGCAAGTCCTTTTGTTCTGGTAATAAATCAGTATATTCCTCGTTAAATCGATCTGTAAATGATTTAACAACGAGATTATCCACTGGTTGCAAATCTTCCTTTACAGATGGCGACGAGGTAAGAGTTTCAATAACTTTTTGTTCCATCAAGACTCTGTTTTTAACTGGGATCTTATCGCCAAAAATTTGAGCAACGGTTGCATACGATTTGTAATTAGGGACAAAATTGTTAAATACATCTTTTCCAAGGTCGGTGTGAACCTTTTTAATTACGGCTGATTGCTCTTTGAAAATATCTTGCTGGTCAAGTTGATCATATTCTTTCTTCGCACGAAAAACCATCTTTTCGGCTGTGTATTGGTCGAGGCTAGATTTGTCGGCTAAAGCATTAAAGCACCCCAACTCACTGAACAATACCATACCACTGCGGAAATGTTCCTTAAGGATAGTCTTAATTGTTTGGGTGCGAGCCTTATCTTTTTCTACTACTGCCTTCGTCAACTCTCTAACAAGAGCCTCGTATAAGAAAGCTGTATTTCTTTTTTTATTATGCTTGACCTTCATCTTTATTTTCCAATTGTTGTATTAACTGCTTAATATCATATTGAGTTTCAAATATTAAATCTTCTTCTGTTGTTTGCCCCTCGTTGGCGATGCCGTTAGCTAATCCGCTCATTTCACCATACCCTTTATATAGTGCCCGACGAGACGAACCTGCCCCTTCTCTATTATAAGCACCATTCATACTACGACGGCGGGCACCCTGTTTCCATTTTGGGCTTTTTACTCTCATATAGCCATTGTCGTCTCTTTGTCCAGGAGATGCATCCGGTTCTGCAAGAAGTGGATCGTCATCGGCTGCGGCATCGTCGGCTTCGGGTTCAGCAGCAGCATCGCCACCAGTGTCGCCTCCAAGATCACCAAGTGGGTCGTCGCCACCAAGATCTCCACCTTCCCCGCCTTCAGGTGCGGTACCAGCTTGTTCTATTGCTGCTGTTGATAGGGCGTCTGTATATTGTTCAACTTGAATTCTGTCCATCTCCTCTTCAGATATCTTAAAGATGTTTCTATACACCCACTGTTTTGAGAAATACCCGTCAGTTGCAGAACCAGCAACATCAAACTTAGTTCGCATATGTTCAAGTTCTTGCAGTTCAGCGATCTTGGATGGGTTGTTTAGAGTCAATTTAAAAGACAACAGATCGTTATTTCTATAACCCAACGTGTAAAGATGAATGATACAAATTTTTTCTAATTCTGCAACAATGACTCTCTGAAGTCTTTGAATAGTTCTCGCAAAGCGTATGTCCTTCTGAGATAATGTTGTTTTATCTTCTTGGGCATCAGATTGTGCAAGATAAGCCTTTGGCACTTTAAGCGCTGAGAAAAGTTTATCACGCAAATAATTTACGTCATCAATATCACCAGTAAATTGTCCACCAGCCAGGGTTTCAATTCTTGTATTACTTGCAGCACCTCGAATTGGGATATAAAAATCCTCATCTACACTCATAGCATTGTAGCGTAAATCAACTCGACCCGAATCTTCATCTACAATCTGATTTCGTTTCATTTGAGTCTTTACTTGCTCAATGTATTGTTCTACATCTTCTGCTGCCATATTACCAACATCAATATAAAATACTCGACGCTCAGGAGAGCGAACGATGCGGTAAGCCATCATTGCATCTTCGAGCAATGTAAGCTGACGCCATATTCGTCGTGATGGCTCTAGAACTGAAGTTCCATAGGGTACATATTTATCATTGCCCAAAACACGGAAATGAGATACTTGCCAGTTTTCGAAAGTTACCCCTGTTTGTCCCTCGGCGTTTTGCCAGAAAAATTGAATATAATTTGGATTTGTAGGGTCAGTTCCTTCTATTCTTTCAATCTCACGAACTGGGAGTGGTATAACGTTTGTAACACCCAACTTATCATCGATATCTAAATACAAATAATAGTCGCCGTACTTACAAGTGCTACGAGCCCAACCAAACAAGTTCGCCTCGGAGTTTAAAACATTATATAAAAGTGTTTGTAATATATCTTTTATTTCTCTATTTTGACAATCAATGTTGATCAGAGGGTTAAAAGCCGTGGAAGTAGTAATCTCGTCAGCGTAAATATCCAACGCTGATGCAATCTCTGGCATATATTCCATCTGTTCAAAGTCTGTATAACGCATCTGTTTGTTGCGCTGATACAAAACCTTATTAGTTAAACCGCTAAATGGGTTATGATACTCTTTTTTCTTAAACTCTTTACCAGTACTGCTTGTAAAGGTGTATTTTGTAATGTCTCTTCTATTAGATCTGATAACAGCGGGGCGATCGTAATCAACCATCGGGCCACTAAAAAGGCGTGTCAGTCTTTTAAATAACGGAGACTGAACATTTCTTGGGTTATTTGAGTTATTATTATCTGCCATTTTTATCCTTTAATGATCCAATTTAGGTCGTGAGTTTTTCCGTCTGTGCCTTTAAAAGTTGTTGGATTACCTTTAAAGCCGTGCTGTCCTTGTATCTTAGTATTAAGTTTAGTAGACGATACGGATATACTCGTTAATAGTGCCTTCTTGTAATCTGCCTCCCGTTGATTCGCCGTTAGGGCTGTCCCTCTTACCCAGCAACCGATACAAGCGGCAATCACTAGGTCGTCGTTGTAACTCCTCATAGCTTGCGGTCTTCCATTGTGCCATACAAATGTTTTGATTTCATTAGCAAGACGAATAGAATTAATAGTAATTAGTTTATTTCTCACGAATTCCTCAAACTTCGCAATAACAAGTGGGCGAGTTTTCATAGACATAGTAAAACCTGCAACGCCTCCAAGCGCCTGAGCAGACACTTCATCTACATACTCGTGAGTTGATTTTATACTATAATACAAATTTTTATAGTCTAAATCTTGCATTCGAGTTAAAACACCAATACCTAACGAATTGTTTTCTATTATCAATAAAGCATCATTATACTCTGATGCCATAGAATATAATTGAGGTGCAAGCATATCTGGTGCTATTTTGCCCTGATACTCTGCTACTTGTTCCATTGTTTGAGTATCAAAAATATGAGCCACACTAAAGTCCGAACCATCTCCCCTGGCAACGTCTGCAACTAGAATGTATTCATTCTGTGGTTCTGGTTCCTTCCATATCCAATAGTTTCTATCAAATCCTGTCTTGTGTTTTGGTTCAATGACTTTTTCTAGAATTAATTTTAAGTCGTCCCCGTGGATTACTGTATCACCGGAAGCATTGAAATTACACTCAAGCTCCTGTGCGATTTCACGCCGAGACATATTTCTTGTTTCTTTTTCAAACCAAGATTGGTCACGTTCGGGGTGAACATTCCAGGGTAGTCTGATAGTATGAAAATCGTTCTTATTTTCTTCTGCCTCGGTGTATGTTTTGTGGAACCAGTTTCCAACACCGTTTGGTGTTGATAAAGCAATGCATCGACCACCAGTTGATAGAGTAGGATAAAGACCTGCCCATAGCTCATCAATACCCTCAACGAACGCAGCTTCGTCTATAACAAGAAGAGACAGTGCCTCTGAACGACCAGCATCGCCAGAAGTTGAAGATGCTTTTACCTGAGATCCATTGGATAACTCAAACGAGTTCCTGTTGTCAATAGATATATCAGAAATTTTTAACCAAGGGGGCAAGTTTTTATGTATGGCTTTAATCTTTTTAACAAGGTTAGCTGCCGTGCCAAGCTTAGTCGCCACTACCAAAACATTTTTGTCTTTATGGAAAAGCATCATCCAAGCAACATAAGCTGCCACTGTAGTCGAAATCCCTAGCTGTCGAGCTTTCAAGATAACGCTAAATCGATTGTCCTTGAAATCTTTTAAGGCTTCCTCTTGGAAGTCATACAGGTCGAAGGGAATTGAACCTCTCATAGGATGAGAGATTTTAGCATACTTTTTACAAAAGAAGGCCGGGTCTTTGCCACAGCGGACAATCTCCGCCATCATCTCCTTCTTATTAAGAGACATTTATCCCTCTGGAGTTTCTGGATTCTTAGGTGCTTTATCGTTAGATGGTCGCTTATCAGAAGCTTTGTCCAGATAATCTAAAAATCTTTTGTGGTAATCTTTGTTGCGGCGGTCAATCGATCTTTGAGATCCCATGCGAATTGACTCGACCCCATCAAATCCACCAACTGCATATTGTTTGTGAGCCTGTACCCAAGTGTGTACTCGTGAGGTTGTTTGTACCATTATCTCAGCGTCAGAGTCCTCTGTTAAAGTAACACTGTCCTTGGTAATGTTTTTATATTCTTTTTTAAGGAATTTTACAATGTCAGCAAATTTAGCATTGATCTCGTTTTCAAACTGGTTGCGAGGGTGAAGTTCATCAAGACGCATCTCACTCTGATAAGTTACGATCATTTTTGGACCAGCAAATCGAACTTTAAAACCATCGATAAGGCGACTATCAATAATTGGATCGCCCTCTTCACGCTTGAGACCAATCTTCAAAGCATCGCCGTTTTCATCTAAAGCGCCATCATATGCATTTGCAGCAGCTTGGTTCAAACCTTTAATTACGTCTAGGACAGTAGCCATTATTTTCTTCTCCTTAAGGCATATTCAATATGCTCGTCTGTAGGTCGTTCGCCGTTCTTCCATGCTTCTTCTCGTCCTATAACAAAATCTAGATAGCAGTCGTGACAGCATTTAAACCTATTCATATATAGGTCGTCTCTTCTGGAAAATGAATATGTTTTACAGACAGGACAAGTACGATCCTGTTTTTGCTTGGATCGTCGTTTAGTGATCTTAATATCACCAACAACAAACTCTTCCTTTGTGGAAGAGAGGTTATCATTTTTCTTAGTTAACCTTTTAAGTTGTTTTAAATAATCTTTTTCTTTGTCTTCTTGCCATTGATTACGAAAATCTTGAACTGTATCTTTACCGTATTTTTCGGTGATGGCTTTCTCGACAGCGGCTAAATAGTTTGGGTCTTTTTTAGTCTTCATTGTGTTGGTTGTACCGCCTTCACAATAGCGATAGAAGTTCCTACCCCAATAACAATACCAGACAAAAGACCAAGAGCACCCTTGTTTCTTTTAAACCAGGTGTTGTCTTTCTTAATTGCCTCGTGGAGGTTGTTAATATATGATTTGTACTGACCCTGTAGTTCCGTGCAAACTTTTTTATCTACATCACACTCTGCAACTTTTGCATTAATATCTATTTTGTCTTGTAAGAGTTTACGAAAATCTTCTTCGCTCAGCAAAATACCAACATAAGTGTCAGTGCCCTCATCAACTGCTGCCGGGCGAGGTTTGAATTCAGTGACCTCGCCAGCAGTGGCAGTCAAGGAGAATGACAGTAGTACAAATAATAATCTCATATTACTTCTTTAAAAATTTCTTCAAGCCTTCAATTCTTTTAGCTGGTCGTTTGAGTCCACTAACTAAAGTATATGTTACAAGCTTATCTTTCTTATCGTCTTCATAGATGCCACGGTGAACCATAGCACCACCAGTCAAGGCAGCCAAAGTATCAAAACCAAACTCAATGTTGTCCATCAAGCCGACAGTCTCTTCAAAGATTTCTTCGCTACCAACAACAATACAAGCAGCACCTGTGGCAGTCGTCAAATCAAAACCTTCAGCGAGAAGTGTTTTCTCTAGGTTCTTCTTGAGGGCACTTGAGACAGCGGTTTCGTTCTCAAGGTTCTTGACGCTGGTTACACCCATAATCATACAGCCGGGTTGCTTCATGATACTGTCGTAGTCTGTGGCATCAAAGGTTGTGTACTCTGAGTCTTGGTTTGCCAGGACGTTGAAGACGTGGAACAAACCAGCGACTGTGTTGTTGATTGTGGTCCAGAACTTTTTAACCGTAAGTTTCGGGTAAAGCTTTTTAATCTTCTCGTTATCCACCATAATAAGGGGAGCAATCTTTCCTTTTTCTGCGAGCCCGCAAAGTTGGGTGATGCGAGCGTGGGCGTTCTTAGCTACCTTGGGAGAGGCAGATTCACCAGCGGTTGGAAGGGAGGCAATCACACCAACACGTTCGTCAACGTTCTCAACTCCGATATAAGTGAAATACTTTTTAGCTACTTTAATAAGGGTGTTGACTGTACCACCACCAGATCCGCCGGAAACACCAAGGCAGATCAAAATGCGATCAACATTGCTTCCAAACACTTCTCGGAATTTATTAAATACTTCTTGCTCTTTGCGTTCGATGGCTGCTTCCGCTTTGGCTTGATCCTTACCAGCACCCTGGTCGCCATGCTCGTCAACTAAAAACTTTTGTTCTTCTGGAATGTCTAAACCATTAAGATCGGATCTGGCTGTATTAACAGCCAACATCTTGGTATAGCCCATATCGTAAAACGCTTTAGCAATGCGTCCGCCGCCTTGTCCGGCACCAACAATAGCATAAGTCAGAGCGCCGCCTGATTTATCCTCAACTGTTTCCTGTTCCTCGTTAAGGTCAGGATCATAATCTTCAATGTCTAGTGTAGGGATATCTACCATTTTACTAGTCTCCTTATAAATCTAATTCTTCGTGCAATCTAATTAGAGCCTTTAATCTTTCGTCACGATCTTCTATTTTTTTTGTTTCTTTAAGTTTTTGATCGTATATCTTTTTAATTGCCCCAATTTTGTCTTTTTCTAGTGTAGCACGAATTTCGTTTTCTTTTATAGCAGAATTAATTTTTCCTTGAACATTTTCCAAAAACTCAGTTTTGTTTTTCGTTGGGCGGATAATACTATAAATAAACCAGACTAAGCCAAGAGCCATAGCTAATAGAAGCACAAGTGACCAAACACTGCTCTTTGCCTTATACCAAAGTCTTTTCACTTACCATGCCTCCAAGTTGAAGCAATGTCAGCAGCGCCTTGCAGTCCAATATATGCCAATGAAACAGCAACCCAGTCGCTACTAGTTAAAGAACCGACTGCTAAAAAAACCGTGGCTGTACCCCAAACAATAAGTTTGCGAGATGCCCATTTTCCAAGTATATTATCAATTTTTTCTTGCATGATATTAACACCTCCTTTATAGTTCTAATTAGTTCTGAGCTTATCTTTTAGCTCGTTTGTGGATTTGTGTATCGGAAGCTCGAACTCGAACTATCTGACCTTCATAGATTATCTTTGCTATTTTTTCCCAGGTGTGATATTCAATCAATAAACCGACTTTCCACTCTGAATAGACCTTTGGTGAGCCGTGGAATACACATTGTCGAAACCTGACTAAATCACCCACTCTCACGCTTCTGAAACCACGGTGAGGTCGTTTTCGTGGATTTCATATGCTCCAACGAGCCCATAATTAAGTTCCCACTCTTCCGAACACCAGCGCACAACCCAATGTCCATCAAGTGGATGCTTTGCTACAACAAGTCCATAGCCACCTGAACCCTTGTCATCAAATATATTGGTTTGTACTAAATCACCGGGTTTCATACTTTCTCACTCTTCGTAAAAATATTTCTTGATTTTTTTCTGATTTCATAGAACTAATCTCGGTTGTTGGACAGTCTAATACTTGGTGCATTGGAGCCTTCATCGTAGATCCTCGGTCCTTTACGCCAACAGACAAACCACAAGAAGGAGAATTGGAGATCCCTATGAACCCCACCACGTCGTCAAATCTTTCTGATATTTCCTTGCACTTTTTATTTAATTCTACATAAACATTTTGATTTGCCATAATTGCCAAAACTTCGTCATCTTTTTGACGTAGCCTAATTGAAGCTCTCGGTGTTCCAAAAAGCTCGTGCTCTGGGCACACTGGGACAAGTTCAAAATTATTGTTGGTAGCCCACTCTTTTATTTCTTTACTTGTTCTATTTGTTCCGTTCCATCTAACATTCTTTCCAAATACACAAGCGCTTATTAATATTTTCACTCTTTTTTGAAACCCTCAAAATAATAAACTGACTCACAAGTATAAGGAAAGGACGAGTTTACTGCCTGAAGACGCAGGGAACCAAACACGACATCAGGGCGGTCTTGGTGACTGGAAACAATCCAATCCAGTTGCATTTCCCAAAACCCAGCGTCGTTACAATCAAAGGTAGTACGGGTTGTACAACTATTGGCTTCCCACTTACTGGTATTCAAAGAGCAACCAGCCCTGTCATCTGGTGGGAGAGGTGCTCCTTCGGTAATTATAGTATCTACGGTTTCCCACACTCTGCCACAATCACCGCCGTGTTCTGCTAGATGTAGAGTGTAGTAGCCGTTTTGTGTATCTTGTCCGACAGCACAGTCTCGCTCTTCAGCGTCTCCGCACGCAGCTAATAATATAATACAAGCAGCAACTTTATTGACTGACATAAGCATAACCATCTTGACGCTCAATGTCAATAGTCATATCGGCAATATCTTTGAGACTATCCAAGTGAGTAATCAAAAGCACAGTCTTGTAATATCCCTTAATCATTTCCATCACTCGCATAAAGCCTTCAAGGTTTTCGGCGTCCAACGCTGTGCCCGGCTCATCCATAATCATAATGTCTG